TGAAAATGAGAACTGATAATCTACCGTTTGAAATTTTAAATAGTGAATTTGAGGAGGATGAAGAACATGGCGTTGTATAGTGATGAACTTTATAATTATATAGACCACTTTTCACAATACGATTATCCTCCTAAATCTATTAAAGAAAAAATAGAAGTTGGTCAACCGCACCTGTTTGATTTTGAATATCCATTCTTCGATGAAACAAAAAGAAAAGATTTTGAACGCAAATGGATTAGGCGTTTTTATATGACGGAAGTTGGATTTGAAACCATTGAGTTGTTTAAGTTTCATCTTGAAAACTGGATGAATGAGAAAATGCCGTATTACAACCAACGTTTTAAAAGTGAATTAATTCAATTTGATCCTCTTATGAATACAATTATGGATCGTTCTAAAGATAAAACTGTTGATGGAACTAGAAATGATAAAGTTGACACATCTGGCAATAAGAATGGAACATTCCATATTGATACAAAAGATAATGAAGAAACAAAAAATAACACATCTGAAAATGGAACGTTTGAAACGAATACACAAAACGATGGAACATCTCATAATGAAACAACAGGAAATGCTGTAAGTGACGGAACGATCGATAATACTGGAACTTCTAAAACAGACGTAACAGGAACGAAAAAAGGTAACAATAAAAATACTAGTGATGCGAATGATTTTGCTCGTGTTCTAGAAGAAGACACACCAGACGGTAGACTTGACATTACAACAGAAGATGGAAAAGGGATTATACGTTACGCTTCTAAAATTAATGAGAATACAGGTAAGAATCATAATGAGGAAATCATAAGTATTGATGAAAATACTTCGTCTAATACCAATGCCGACACAACTGATAAATCTGTGACTCATGATGAAACGAATTCCAAAGCTACTAGCGATGGAACAACTAAAGATGTTGGTAAAGCATCTGGAACAAATGAAACAACTGGTGTTCAAAGCGGATCGAAAGATAAAAGTGGATTTCAAGATGGAAAGAATACTGAGACAAGTACAGGTAATTCTAATCTTGAACAAGAAACAAATCAGAAAGCTAGTGAAAATGAACATTATCTAGGCAAAATTGGAGTTGAAACTTACTCGGAAATGCTTATGAAATACCGAGAGACATTCTTACGAATTGAAAGTGAAATTTATGAAGAATGTAGAAAAGATTTATTTATGTTAGTTTATTAGGAGGAGATAAAAATGAGTGAAAATTACCCTAAACCCGTAAGACCGTGGGAAGGTGGTATTTTTAGAAGATATGCACCTAGTGCCTATGATCCTTCTATGAGTGTTTATGAAGAATTAACAATGATAAGAGAATATCTTAATCAATTGATTCTTCATTTTAATGGTAATTTAGAATGGAGCAATGAAAACTTTAAAAGAATCTATAAGCAATTAGATGAAATGATTAAAGAAATAGAAAGATTTGAAGGTGATGTCACAAATGTTCTTCTACCAGAAAATCTTGTTAAAATATTAAACGAATGGTTTGATAATGGAAAGTTAGCTGAGATTATTAACGAACAAGTTTTTAATATGAAAGCTGATAAAAAAGATTTAGAAGCTTTAGAATTATTGGTAAAAAATAATCTATATTCTAGATTAAAATTAATGAAAAGAAATAAAAAAGGATTTTACGCAATTCACAATGTTGGTGATAGTATATCTCATGGTAGTGCTTCTGACTTTGCAGATAAAAACTCTTTTGCTGGAATATTAAGAAAAGCAATTCAGATGGATTTCCACACGAAAAACTTCGGTTATGTTAACTGGTATCAACCAAGTCCAACTGTTGATATTATGCGCTCTTTTTCAACCGCTGGTGGATGGAAATTCTTAAACACACAAACAGGTGTTAGTGATGATGCTTTAGGTTTCCTTTCCATGCAAGCCTCAACTGTTGACGCTGAAACGACTGGATTCTTTAGATTAGCGAATACCTTTAAATTCAAGTTTATGGGGTTACAAGTAGCTAAAACACCAGAAGGAGGAAATTTAGAGGTTAGGATTAACGGTGAAATTGTTACAACAATTGACTGTTCGTCTCCAACTAAAACAAGTGAATTAGTTTATATTTCTACTTCTAAGTTTGATTTCTTGAATTCTGTTCAGTTCTTTAATAGAAGTGGAACAAATGAATTATTAAATCTTTACTGGATTGATAGTGCTGATGATGTTGTATTTAATAACTATGCAAATAGTGGTGAAAGATTGACTGGTTTAACTGATTCTCGTATAGATCAAATATTTGATTGTTCAGCTTTAATATTTAGTCTAGGTCATAACACTGTTTCGGATGCTGAAATGGATATAATTTTTGATAAGTGTAAATTAGCTCATGAAAAATATAAACCGTTGATGTTTGTAAATGATTTTAGTTGGGATAAAACAAGAGTTAATGTTAGTGCTAAACTTAAAAAGTTTGCTGAAGATACAGGAGCTACTTATTTCAGGGTGTTACCAATGGTTGATGACTCTCAAACTTTAATTAATCAAGGTTTTTTGAAAGATAGATCACATCCTACTAACTTAGGACATGAATTGATTGCGAATAAACATATGGCTGAACTTAAAACAGGATTCCAAACAAAATCATCTATTGAATACACTGAAACAGCTAGATTAGAAGCTGATAAAATGAACAATCTTTACGAAGATGGAATTATTATTTATAAAGGAAAATTAGATAAGAACAATGTTAACTATCCTTTATATGCAGGAATGAAAATAGCAATGGAACTAAAAGTTACTAGTGGTTCATTACCTAATGGTTTGTATATTGGTAAGAATGCTACGCTTCCGGGATTATTCCTTTATAGTGATGACGCCCAAGCAACTATTTCTAATGCTCTTCCAACCACAAAAGGAGAGTATGCAATTTCTGCACCTAGTTGGTCAGCTGTTAAGTATGAAGCTAAGATATCTATTGGAAATACGCTAGTGTTTGATACCATTCCGGTTGATAAGAAGTGTAAATTTACAGGTGCTATCGTTACTGATTTTACAACAACTAAAACAAGTCTTAAAGATATTATCCTATATAATTAGGAGGTTATCTTATGAAAGAAGGACAAAAATCTGTAGGGGCAAATGGAAAGCAAAATTCCATGTTCCCTATGGATGTTATGTATATTACACAAGGTGAGTCTGGCGATTTCTCGCATAGTAAAGCAAAAGCGATTGACTATATCCATTTAACAAAAGCAGGTGTAAGAACAAGACAAGCGTGGTATTATGCTCCTGCTGATATAACTGTTGTGAATCAAGGTAGTGCAGGAACAATGTGGGCTACTGATGATGAAGTAAATACACCAAGTGGAACTAAAAGAATGGTGTATATGTTTTGGCATGATAATAATCATGGAAATTATAAAGTTGGAGATAAGAGAAAACAAGGTGAGAAATGTGGTCAAACTGGTACAGCTGGGTTTGCAACAGGTGACCATCTCCACATTGAAGTTATGAATGGGTCTGTTTTTGATAAAAGTAATGCTATTCATAACTGGGAAGCTTTCTATATAAACGATACTGAGATTGTTGTTGATTTTGGTTATGGTTGGAAAACAACAGACGACCAAACTGGTATTGATAATGGAACTTGTACACCTTCTGTTCCGATTGGAAATGGAACGTTTCAATTGAATGAAAAAGTTAATGCAAAGGTAAGAAGTTATGAGAACGAAATGAGAGCAGAATGTACAGCTCAGGGTATACCAGATGCCACTATTCCTCTGCTTGCTTTAATGATGGTTGAGTCAGGTGGTGAAGGTGGAGACCCTATGCAGAGTTCAGAATCAGCAGGTCTACCAATGAACACTATTAAAGACCCACACGCTAGTATTGTTCAAGGGGTTAAACACTTTAAAGAATCTTTAGAAACTTCTAAACAATATAACGTTGATATATGGACAACTTTCCAACAATATAACTATGGTATTGGTTATGCGAAATATATTGGCTCTAGAGGTGGAAAAAATACTATACCTTTAGCTAAAGAATATTCAAGAACAGTTGTTGCCCCTAGTTTGGGTAATACTACAGGTAGAATGACTGATTATGTCAATGAAATATCTATAGCTCTAGGTGAGACAAAAAGATATGTAGATGGTGGTAACTTCTTATACGCATTTATGATTCAATATTATACCACTGGTGACGGTTCTATAAATAGTTGTGGTGGAGATAATACTGGTGAAACAGAAAAAGAGCAAAATAAATTGAATGATTATATTGCCCAGTTGCTATGTAATCAGGTTAGTGGATGGAATTTTAAAAAGGGTTTATATGTTAGAGGATAAAAGATAAAAGAATGAGGGTGTAATCAATGGAGCAAATAGTCCCATTTATTAGTCAAGTAGGATTTCCAATATTTGTAGCAGTATTTATGATGACAAAAGTAACTAGTGCTTTGGATAGTGTAAAAGATGCCGTTAATAATTTGACAATAGCTATTGAAAAGATGGAAGATAGATAAGGAAAAGGTAAAGATCAAAATAAAAAGAAAAAAGAGGGATAGAGATGGGAAACATTATAGATATTTCTAAGTGGAATGGTGATATCAACTGGGATACAGCGAAACCGTTTATTGATTTTATTATTGCTAGAGTTCAAGATGGTAGTAATTACAGAGACCCTAGATATTTAGGGTATGTTACTGATATGAAACGTCGTGGTATTCCTTTTGGTAACTATGCTTTCTGTAGATTTGTTAGTGTTGCTGATGCTAAAAAAGAAGCTCAAGATTTCTGGGAGCGTGGAGATAAATCTGCCACAGTTTGGGTTGCTGATGTTGAAGTAAAAACTATGGATGATATGGTAGCGGGAACACAAGCTTTTATTGACGAGTTGCGTAGATTGGGTGCTCAAAAAGTTGGATTGTATGTTGGACATCATATGTATGAACCTTTTGGAATGAATTCTGTTAATAGGGATTTCACTTGGATTCCTCGATATGGTGGAAGTAAACCAAAATATCCTTGTGATATCTGGCAATATACTGAAACAGGTAGTTCACCTGGAATTGGTAAATGTGATTTAAATAAATTAATTGGAAGTAAAGATTTAGCATACTTCACTAACGCTGATGTTCCTACTAATGGTGGTTATCAATATGTAAGAAGTGGTGGATTTGGTTCTGACCTTATCGGTGAAGTTTCTGGTAAGATGAGTGAATTAGGTACGAAAGGTAAGATTATTCTTGACCCAAGCGAAGGTCTGGCATTTATCCAAACCGAAGTAATGCCAAATGAAGAATTAGATAAAATTACTTGGTGGATGGATCAGCGTGGTTGGTGGTATGAATACATCCAAGCTTAAATGTTTCATGTGAAACAATGGTTTGGAAAGATTTGAAAGTAACTCATAGGAGAACGTAGAACCTTAAAATATATTATATCATAAGAATAAAGGAGTGGATAGGTCATGGATAAATCCCTATACTATAACCCACAACAAATGCTAAGTTATAACCGAATAATGAATTTTGTAATTGGAGCCCGTGGTATAGGGAAGACCTATTCCATGAAAAAATATTGTATTAATCGTTTCTTGAAGACAGGTGCACAATTTATTTACTTACGAATGTATAAAACTGATTTAAAGAAAGTTAGTCAATTGTTTAATGATGTTCAACAGGAATTTCCTAATACTAAAATAGAAGTTAAAGGAAAAGAATTTTACATAGATGGTCAACTTGCTGGTTGGGCTATCCCTTTAAGTGGATGGCAAAGCTTTAAAGGTGGTAGTTATCCGAACGTAGAGACAATTGTTTTTGATGAGTTTATTCGAGAAAAAGATAATGTTGGTTATCCACCTAACAGCGCTGATTCTCTTTTAAATATATGTGATACTGTAATTCGTAACCGCGATAATTTTAGATGTGTTTGCTTATCGAATGCTGTAACAACTGTGAATCCATTCTTCTTAGAGTTTGATATTGTCGGTAAGATTGATACGAGTAAACCATACAATAAGTTTAAACATTGTGTTGTAGAGATACCGAAAAGTGTTGATTTTACTGAAGAAAGAAAGAAAACTAGATTTGGTTCAATGATTGCTGAAATGGAATACGGTCGAATGAGTTTAGGTAATGAGTTTACACATGATGTTGAGACTTTCATTATGAGAAGACCTAAAACAAGTGTTCATTTCTGCAATGTCACTTATAAAGGATTTACAATGGGTATGTGGGTTGACACTAAAAGTGATTACATGTTCTTAAGTCAAGATTATGATCCATCAACTAAGAAAAGTTTTGTATTGAGTAAAGAAGATATGCAAGAGGGTAGAGTTTTAGTTAGTAATTATAAACAGAATGTATATCTAAATAAAATTAGTAGAGCGTTTAAAAAAGGTTTGTTAATGTTTGATAATCAAGTGGTTAGAACAACGTCTTATGACATGTTTAAACGTATGGGAGTACAATAATGGATTTAGTTAAGCTAGAAGAGATTAAAAGAATAAAAAGAAAAGAAAAATAATATATTTAAAAGATATAAAAGAAAAAACCCTTCCTTAATTGGAGGGGTTATCTATTGTTAATACCTTTTTGTTTGATTTCACCTGTTATTATTTCTTGACCTGAAAGCACTTCTGAAATCCCCCAAGAATCATTATCCTTTAAAAACCATTCAATATACGAATCTAAATCTTTGAATTCTTTTGTTAACTCTTTTTCTGTTTTATCTTGAATGAATAATACTTTAATCATATAGCAACACTCTCTTTCTTTATTAGTTTTACTTCGTAGTATTCTCTTATTGAGCATTCTTGACCGTTGTAGCGCGATTTATTAGATTTTAATCTAACAGATGTGTTAGTCATTGTTCCACATGTTTGTGTTTCTCTTACTATGTAAATAGGTTCAGCGTATTCTAAGTTGTATCTTATGCAATACTCATCTGCTCTTTTTATCATATTCACTAAATTTTGGTCGTCTAAATAAACAACTTTTCCATTTAAATTTTTAGGTTTGTATCTAGAATCATTTCTAATAATTGTTTTCATTATTTACTCACCTTTTCTTTCCATAACATATGTAGTTGTTCACAGAAGGTTAATAGTTTCTTAGCTAAGTCTTCTGTTATTTCACCTTCACGTTTTTGTCTAGATATTTCCAATATTGCTTCAGCGTATGTTAAATGATCCATTATTAAAACCACACTTTCATTAAATTTGTTAAGAAGTTTCCAGCTCCAATTAGTGAGCAAAGAACTGTAACTTGTATTGATATTATTATTAAACATAATACAACGAACAGTGAACCTTGGAAGAATCCTCTTTCTTCTTCTTCCTCTATTTCTTCGAATTCAATGTTGTTTACTTTACAATAAGCTTTGCGCATTGCTCTTTGCTCTGCTAATTCTTTATTTTTTAATCTGTTTCCTTTATGTAATTCATTTTGAATAAACACATCATGTTGATCAAAGTTATTGTTATCATTGTTAAACATTTTACATCATCCCCTTAGTCATTGTAATTGAGAATTGAGCTTTCC